GGATGTCAACATCAATATCGGTCTTGGCAATGGCGACACCAATGAGCGTATCGCAACCATGATGCAGATACTCGCCAAGCAAGAATCCATCATTAACCAGTACGGTCTTGAGAATCCCGTGGTGTCTCCACAGATGTATGTGCGCACCTTGAAGAAGGTTGTTGAGTTATCTGGATTCAAGGACGCATCGAGCTACTTTGCGGATATTCCAGAGGGCTGGAAAGCACCGCCAGCTCCACAAAAACCAAGCCCAGAAGAGGTTTTGGCTCAGGTTCAAGCCGAGTCTATTCGTGCAGACATCCAGAAAAAGGCTGCCGATCTAGAGTTACAGAGGCAACAAATGATCCGCGACGACGACTTCAGACGCGATCAAATGAACCAAGATAGACTACTTAAACAAATGGAACTTGAGTTAAAGTACAACACACAACTGAATACCGCACAAATTGTTGCGGAGCAGAATGTCAACCGCGAGGTTATTCGAGAGCAAGGCGCGTTGGTACAACAGGCGATGGCGCAAGCCCAGCCAGCACCAATGCAACCCATCAACCCACAAGGAATGGTCTAAGTGAGCAAACAAGAAGAAGATGTAAGAAAAGGCAAGAAGGCTGAGTCGCTAATCGCTGACGAGGCTTTCTCAACTGCTTTGCTGAAGATGGAGAACGATGCCGTCTGGCTTTGGAAAGATACGAAGCCAGAGGACACCGTGAAAAGAGAACACGCTTGGCATATGTTGCGTGCGATTGACAACTTCCGAACCGAGATCAGCAAGATCATGGACAACGGAAAAGTCGCACAGCGCCAGATTGAGCGTGAACAAAAGTCGTTGGTGTAAAGGACTAGGAAATGGAAAACCAAACACCTATGTCTGTGGCTGATGCAGCCAGTGCTCTTGATCAGATGATGTTGCCGTTAGACGGAGAACAGCAGAAAACTGACAAGGCGCGTTTGACCGAAGAGGAAACTCAAGAGGTCGCGGTCTCTGTTGATGAAGAATTGGATGTGCAAGACGACGAATCCAATGAAGAAACGACAGAGGAACAATCAGAGTTAGATGAAGAAACCGAAGAAGAAGAAAAGCCAGCCGAGGTCTACACCGTCAAAGTTGACGGTAAAGAGGTCGAGGTCACGCTAGACGAACTTCAAAAAGGATATTCGAGAACTCAGGATTACACACGAAAGACGCAACAGATCGCTGAGACCCGTAAACAGGTCGAGGCAGAGGCTAGTGCGATTCGTGCCGAGCGTGAACAGTACGCCCAGTTATTGGGAGCGTTGAAACAGCAACTTGAGTCAACTGAAGCACCTGTCGATATGGATCGTCTTTATAACGAAGACCCCATTGAGTGGGTGAGACAGTCGGAAGTGATGCGCCAGAAGCAAGACAAACTCGCAGCTATTCAGTCTGAGCAGCAGCGACTGTCGCAACTTACAGCGCAACAAAGAGCACAGGAAATGCAAGCTCACCTTGCGTCACAGCAAGAAGCCCTGATCCAAGCCGTACCTGAGTGGAAAGATTCCAAGAAGGCACAGGCTGAAAAGGCTCTACTCGTCGAATTCGGTAAAAAGATCGGATTCAGCGACGAAGAACTCAAGAATGTCTATGACCACAGAGCTGTCATTGCGTTGCGTAAAGCAGCGCTCTATGACCAGATGATGTCCAAGCGTGGGCAGATCAAGCCAGTAGTCAACAACGGTCCTCGCCCCGCCAAGCCTAGTGCAGCAGGTCGCGTCTCCACAACAACTGAAAGTACACGCGCAAAACAGCGTCTTGCAAAGTCAGGTCGCGTCAATGACGCTGCCTCCGCAATAGAACTTCTTTTGAAATAGGACACTCAAATGGCAATCGTAACCAACACATTCACCACATTTGATGCGAAGGGTATCCGCGAGGACTTATCCAACATCATCACTAACATCGCTCCCGAAGAGACTCCTTACATGAGCAACATCGGTCGTGAGTCAATCAGCAACTCATTGTTTGAGTGGCAGACTGACACATTGGCTTCTGCTGCTGCTAACAAGCAGTTAGAGGGCGACGATGTAACTTCTTTCGATAGCGTTACTGCTACTGTGCGTTTGCAAAATTATGCACAGATCAGCCGTAAAACAATCGTCTTGTCTGCAACTGAAGAGACCGTCAACAAGGCTGGTCGTCGCTCTGAATTGGCATACCAAATTGCCAAGCGTAGCGCTGAGTTGAAGCGTGACCAAGAGTTCTCCATGTTGAACGGTGCTGTCGCTGCTGCTGGCAACACTACAACTGCTCGCGGTACTGCTTCATTGCAAGCCTTCATTAAGACTAACTACGATATGCAGACGAACGGTGCTAACCCATCGTATACAACTGTGCCTACTGGCGCTCGTAGTGACGGCAATGTGCGTACCTTTACAGAGACCATCTTGAAGAATGTTATTCAACAAGTTTGGACTTCTGGTGGCACACCAAAAATCTTGATGACTGGTCCAGTCAACAAGCAGCGCGTGTCTGGCTTCTCTGGTATCGCATCTTCACGCTTCAACATTGATGGCGGTGCTCGTCCTGCAACCATCATTGGCGCAGCAGACATCTATGTGTCTGACTTCGGCAATGTGCAAGTCGTGCCTAACCGCTTCCAGCGCGAGCGTGACGCATTCGTGATCGATCCAGATTACGCAAAAGTCACAACCCTGCGTCCTTACCAACAAGTTGAGTTGGCAAAGACTGGCGACGCTGAAAAGCGTATGCTGATCGTTGAGTGGGGTCACAAAGTATTGGCAGAGAATGCCCACGGCATTGCTGCTGACTTGATCACATCTTGATCTAACTAGCGAAGGGTCTGGGGCAACTCAGACCCTTTTTTACATGAGCGAAAAAAGACTATTCAGCACAGACGAAGAACAGGGGATAACCCGTTACTTCCACTTTGACGACGAGACAGGACAAGCAACGATACAGACACAGCAAGATGTGACTGCGATCATTGAAGAGAATAAGCAAGAGTACGCACAAGTTGATGAGCGTGCTCGGTGGGGCGAGTGGAGCAGAGTCGCCAGCATCCCGATGTCTATCTACTTTCAGCTCAAGGCTGAGGGTAAGTTGGACGATCAGGCTTACATGAAAAAATGGATTAACGATCCAGAAAACAAGTATTTCAGAACAAGATCAGGAAAAGTATGACCCAAAACTACATTGCAGTCTGCACACCAGCGCGTGACATGGTTCACGCAAATTATGCTTTTTGCATAACCAACATGGTGGCGCACCACACTATCAACACGACTGATGCCGTGTCCTTGAAGATTATGCAAGGAACACTTATCCAGACCCAGCGTGCTGACTTGTGCCTAGATGCAATGGCAGAGGGTTGTACCCATATCTTGTTTGTAGATTCAGACATGACCTTCCCGCAAGACATGATTGAGAGACTCTTAAAACACGACTTGGACATCGTGGCAACGAACTGTGCAAGACGCAGACTGCCAACAGGACCAACTGCACAGCGCTATGACGAGAATGGTGAGAGAGAACTCATCTACACAATGCCAGAGTCAACGGGTCTTGAGGAAGTCGGCTCTATCGGTATGGGCGTAATGCTCATCAAGCGCAGAGTCTTTGAGCGTTTGAGTGAACCTTGGTTCGAGACTCCTTGGCGTACTGAGAAGCGCGGTTATGTTGGTGAGGATGTTTTTTTCTGTCGTAAAGCACAGGCTGCTGGCTTTAAAATCTACATAGACCATGATGTGTCCAAAGAGATCGGACACATTGGGACATTTGAATTCAAGCACGATCACACTTGGGTGATGCGCGACTTGGAGAAAGCAGAAAAGGCTGAAGATGGCGCTAACAACATATGCTGAGTTAAAGACATCTGTCGGGGACTGGCTTAATCGCTCAGACCTGACTACTGCTATTCCTGACTTTATTAGTTTGGCAGAGGCTCAGATTGAGCGTAATCTGCGCACCAGACAGATGATCGTGCGTGCTACCGCATCGATCACTACCGAATACTCCGCAGTCCCAGATAACTTCTTGGAAGTTAAGTCTTTCAAACTCGACACTAACCCCGTCACGCCATTGCAGTTTGAGACTATCGACTCAATGGACACTCTGGCGGTTACTTATCGGACAGCAACAAAACCTATATTTTTTACCGTGGTGGGTGAGCAGTTTCGCTATCTACCAGTACCAGACGCTGCCTACACGGGTGAGTTGATCTATTACGCAAAGTTGAGTAAGTTATCAACTAGCAACACAACAAACTGGCTATTGACTGCTGCTCCAGATGTTTACTTGTATGGCGCTCTCATGCAAGCAGCACCGTACCTTCAAGATGATGCGAGAATTACGGTATGGGCATCGATGTACCGATCTGGTCTTGAAGAGGTCACAAAGGCAGATGATCGTAGCTCTTCAACTGGTGGTGTACTGATCACACGCGCAAGAACTTTGGGATAACAGATGCTAGTGAACACAACAAAAGGCGAGATGGATGCCTCCTTGCTAGAGAAGCGAGAAGGGTCTATCGACACCGACAACGAGACGACAAACTGGGTGGAATATTGGCTAGAAGGCGAGCTTGTGCATCGCTCAGTCCATATGACCTTAAAACGAAATGTGACTGGTGAAGCAGTCTCTCAATCTTTAAGTTAAGGGAAATATTATGGCGAACACACAAAGCCTCTGCACCTCATTTAAGGGTGAACTGTTAGTAGGTCATCACAACTTCGGTACAGGTGTTGTACGCGCAGCCACGACTGCTGACACATTCAAGGCAGCGTTATACCTTGCGTCGGCAACGGTCAATGCGTCAACAACTGCCTACTCGTCTACTGGTGAGGTGACGGGTACTAACTACACGGCTGGCGGTGTTACGGTGACATTTGGCACTCCTCCAAGCACAAGTGGCACGACGGCATTTGTGACTCCAAGTGCATCAATCGCTTATTCCAATGTGACCCTATCAACTGCCTTTGATGCTGTATTGATCTATAACTCAACACAAAGCAACAAAGCAGTCAGCGTCCACACCTTCGGTTCACAGACCGTAACGGCTGGAACATTTACATTAACCATGCCGACAAATGATTCAAGCACAGGCTTGATCAGACTCGCTTAATAAAGGGGCAGCAAGATGGCTGCTTACGGCTCTGGCTACTACGGCAAGGGTGTTTATGGCATCGGTAATGTTGTCATTAGTGGAAACTCGTCTACTACTGCGGTTGGCACATTACTAGACGATCGATCAATCCAAGAAGACGGCAATGTCGCCACAGGTAATGTCGGAACAGTCGGCATCTCCAGAACTGTTGCGATAACAGGCAACTCGTCAACCTTATCTGTTAATTCAGTCTTAGTCTCTCCAATTCTTACAGGTAGCTCGTCAACTGGTGCTGCCGGCACGATGTTGGCAGAGACCATCTCCTTTGTTGCAATTACTGGCGTTGAGGGTACTGGCTCAGTCGGTAGCGTTACAAACGGCATAAGTATTGAGATAATTGGGGTTGAGGCATCTGGCTCTGTCGGGACAATCATTGGCTACGGCTGGAGCGTAGTAGCAGACACGGCAGAGAGCTGGACTCCAGTCTCAGACACATCTGAAGATTGGACAGAAATATCAGACAATTCAGAAACATGGACGCAAGTCCCAGCATGAAGGTGAAATATGGCTCGCATAAATTCATTGACTCAAGAAAGATTAAAAGAAGTGTTGAGTTATGACGCTGAGTCTGGTGTATTTACATGGACAAAAAATAGAACTAGAGCTTCAAAAGGAAGTATTGCTGGTGGAGAAGATGGTCATGGGTATTGGGTTATTTGTATAGATGGAATTAAATACAGAGCACATAGATTAGTTTGGCTATATATGTATAACTTTTTCCCACAAGAAGTAGATCATCAAAATCACAATAGGATTGATAATAGGCTTATCAATCTTCGAGCAACTGATCGATCTGGAAATGCACGAAATATCTCAAAGCCAATAGATAACAAGTCTGGCGTTATGGGAGTTTCTTGGACTAAAAGACTTGGCAAAAGAAACGATAAATGGGAAGTTAGGGCTTGCGGAAAGTTTTTAGGATACTTTGATGACTTTTTTGAAGCTGTTTGCAAAAGAAAATCAGCAGAACTTCAATTTGGATTTCATCACAATCACGGAATTTAATGGAGATTCATAAATGGCTGACTCAACTACATCAAACCTTTTACTTACTAAACCAGAGGTAGGCGCGAGTACTGACTCGTGGGGGACAAAGATCAATACCGATCTCGATAGTATTGACGCACTCTTTGCAGCAGCAGGTACTGGAACATCGGTAGGTCTTAATGTTGGCTCTGGTAAAACATTGAGTGTTGCTGGAACACTAACAGCCACAGGTACTCAGACACTTAGCGGTACAACAACCATAAGCAGCATCACATCGGCAGCAGCCACAGCCCTGACTCTCAAGTCTGCTGGCACTACTGCGATTACTGTTGATACTTCACAGAATGTGGGGATTGGTACTACTAGTCCCTCTACTTATGGAAAATTAGTTTCTTATGCGGGTGATATTGCCGCAGTTAAAGCACATGGTGGAGGGTCGTACCCAACTTTAGTTTTGCAAAATGCAACGGCAGGAACTACATTCAGCGGTCGTGTTTTATGGAAAGATGGTAATGGTAATGTTGGCTGGAACATTGGGCAGAATGTAACTGTAGGAAGTGGGATATTAGAATTTAATGATGGTTCTACTAACAGAATGTGTATCGACTCTAGCGGTAACTTGTCCGTAGGCACTACAAGTGCGCCAGCAAAATTTACTGTTAGTGGACAAGGTGGTTCAAATGTATGGGTACAAAATAACATCAATACAGGAACAGGCGCAATCGTAAATTTGGGATTCTCAAATGACAATGGTTTGGTTGGCTATGTTCAAACATCTGGCTCTTCCACTACCTATGTAACTTCCTCAGACTATCGTTTAAAAGACAACATTGTCCCTATGACGGGTGCATTGGCTAAAGTAGCACAACTCAAACCAGTTACCTACAAATGGAAAGTTGACAATACCCAAAGCCAAGGTTTTATTGCTCACGAACTCCAAGAGGTAGTTCCTGAGTGCGTTACAGGTACTAAAGACGCAACCCGTCAAGAAGAGTATGAAGTTACACCAGCAGTTAAAGATGAACAAGGAAAGATTACAACCCCTGCGGTAATGGGTACAAGAACTGTCCCTGCTTACCAAGGCGTTGATACGTCATTCTTGGTGGCAACATTGACTGCGGCAATGCAAGAACAGCAAGCAATAATCACAGCACTAACCGCCCGAATTGTGGCTCTTGAGGCTAAATAATGACCTCAGAGCACACAACTGAAGGCGCTGCTGCGCTAATTACTAAGGCAGCACCTCCAGTCGGAGTATCCCTTGCAACTGTCGCTGGCATTCAAGTTAGCGAGATATTGATATGGGCGACTCTGATCTACACCGTCTTGATGATCTGCCACAAGTGCTACCAAATTTATAAAGACATAAAGAAGTGATGTGTTTGATCCCATTACCATTGGCGCTGCTTTCAAGGCAATGCAACTGGCTTATGACGGGATCACATACTGTTGCGATGCCTTGTCTCAGGGCAAGGTCGCTGTACAGAAGATAAAGAAGGCAACCGATGATGCCCAAGCAATCGCAAAGGAAGTCAAAGGGATATGGGGATTCTTTAGCGGATTATTTGGTGGCTCAAAGCCAGCCGAGTCCAAGCCAGCAGCCACAGACGCAAAGCCTGTGGCGAAAAAGAAGGAAACCTACACAACCCACATTCCTAATGAAGCCGAGATCGTCCAGCAATTCATTAAGCACTTAGGTGCTTTTTTCAGACACCACAAGGAGTTAACTGAATATGTGGAAATTAAATATGAAGAAGTATTTGCAAGTAGTGACCCAGACCCTGAGACGATTCTGGAACTCTCTGTTTACAAAAACGAACTAGATCAGAGCTATGTCAAGTTGAGTGGAATGATGAGGGGTGCGAATGTGCCTTATCAACTCGGACCACTCTGGGAGAACTACAACAGCATCTACTCCAAGGTTCAAACAGAACAACAAAAACGCAAGGAACAAATTAGAATTAGGAGACAGATAGAGGCTTACAGACAAGAAAGGTTCAGACAAGAAAAGATTGAGCTTGGCATGGGATTGTTTATCACGCTGCTCGTAGTTTCTTGGCTATACGCAGTATGGATAAATTCATTTATCGAAGCATTCTGATTCTTGTGTGTGTAATGCTGACGATTGTCTTAATCATCACGCCAGTCTTGATCAGTATGTGGATCAAGATACAAAAAGCCGAGATTAGGTTGGAGAAAAAAGAGAGACAAATAAACCGACAATTAAGGTTAATGGAAAGGCAGAGCAATGAATGACTTACTCAATCTTCTCAAGGGTGTCGCACCCACGCTGGCAATGGCTGTCGCTGGTCCTTTGGGTGGCGCTGCTGTTACCGCTTTGGCTAGTAAGTTTGGCGTGTCTGATAGCGTTGATGCCGTTGCAAAGGCTATTGCTGGCGATCCAGCAGCGACGGCAAAACTTGCAGAGGTAGAGGCAGACTTTGCCAAGGCTGAATTAGAAGCCGTTACAAAGCGCTGGGAAGCAGACATGAAGTCTGACTCCTACCTATCAAAAAACATTCGTCCTATGACCCTTATAGCGATCCTGAGCGCGTATTTTCTATTCGCCATGATGTCTGCTTTCAGTATCAATGTGAACGAGACCTATGTGAAGTTATTGGGTGAGTGGGGTCAACTCATTATGTTGGCTTACTTTGGTGGCAGAACTGTTGAGAAGGTAATGGAGAAACGCAAATGATTGAATTCTTAAAGCAACTAATGCTGACTAAGGCGAACCGTCCTAGTCCGACGGTGGAAGAGGTCGAGGTTCAAGTCTGGGCATTCGTCGTCAAGTCGATCACCATCATGGTGCTTGGCATTGCATTTGGTGTTTTGTACCTGATCGGGTTTGAGAAGCAAGACCCAGAACTCGCACCTATCGACGGTGTATTCCTTGAAATCTTAAAAGCCATTGCGTTTATGGGTGTAGGCACTATGGGTGGTATCTCAGGACGCAAGGCATCAACAGCCATTGCAAAAGCCATTGTGGGAGAAGATGATGCAACTAAGTGAACACTTTAGTCTTGAGGAGGCAACGCACTCTGATACCGCAACCCGTTTGGGTATCAATAACCAGCCTTCACCACAGCAACTTGAGAATATGAAGAAGGCTGCTGCTGGTATGGAAGAGGTCAGGAAGTTACTTGGCAAGCCAATCAATGTTAATTCTTGGTTGCGTCTGCCAGAGGTAAATGTGGCGGTGGGTGGATCGAAGATCAGCTCACACATGGACGGATGGGCGATTGACTTCACATCTAAGGGCTTTGGTAGTCCTTTGGAGGTCTGTAAGGCTATCGAGGCAGCAGGTATCAAGTTTGACCAGATGATTCACGAATATGCGTCTTGGACTCACATCTCCTTTGCACCTGAGATGCGTGGACAAAAACTCACCATCTTTAGACCGCAAAACAAATATGCAGTCGGCTTGCTGAGTCAAGAGGAATACGCTAAGGCTCTATGACGAACTTCTACCAGCAGCTCCAGACTCCAGCCGTACCAGACCTGCCTAATCCGCAAGATCGGTATGACCGTCTGACTGTTGCGCAGACGAATGGTGCTTTACGCACCTTCTTCTTGAAGTTAACCAATGCCTTGCAGTCCCTTGCGTCTCCTCGCGGTGGTAGGTTTATCAATATGCCTTACGGGGCATTTCAGGACGGCACAGACCAGACGGCAGCCAATACGACGACTGCTTACGCCATAACCTTCGACACAACTGACTTCAACAATGGCGTAACCTTGTCTAACTCGTCAAGGTTGAATGTGTCTCAGGCTGGAATTTATAACATTCAATTCAGCATCCAGTTTAAAAACACCACTAACGACACACAAGATGTAGATGTGTGGTTTAAAAAGAACGGCACAAACATTGACAAGTCAAACTCAAGATTTGGTCTTGGTCCAAGAAAATCATCAGGTGATCCAACTCACATGGTCTCTGCCATGAACTTCTTTGTAAGCATGGAAACAAACGACTATGTTGAACTCATGTGGAGACCTTCAGATGTAGGTGTCAGTATCGAACACTACGCTGCCAGCTCCACGCCAACAAGACCAGCAATACCGTCGGTCATTGCGACGGTTACCTTTGTCTCCAATCTTTCAGCATAATTAGACCCTATGGCACTCGTACCAATCAAAATCCCTGCTGGCGTTTACCGCAACGGTACTGAGTACCAGTCTGCGGGGCGCTGGTACGACTCGAACCTTGTGCGTTGGTTTGAGAACACATTGAGACCTTGGGGTGGGTGGCGTAAGCGCTCAACCTCACAGATGACTGGTGTCAGCCGTGGAATGCTCACTTGGCGCGATAACTCCAATTTGCGTTGGATCGCTGCTGGAACACCATCAAAGCTCTACGCCATGAATGAGGCGGGAACTCTCAAGGACATTACCCCCACAACCTTTACGACTGGTGATACAGACGCTAGTCTGAAGACGGGTTACGGTTATGGCGTTTACGGCTCTTATTCTTATGGTGTGGCGCGTCCAGACTTAGGCGATATCATTCCAGCAACCACTTGGACAATGGATTCTTGGGGCGAGTATCTGGTTGCGTGTTCTAGCAAGGACGGGCAACTCTTGGAGTGGCAGTTAGGCTTTACCACGCCAACAAAGGCTGTTGCCATTACTAACGCGCCAACGAGCTGTGCAGCCGTGATGACTACGGCAGAGCGCTTTGTCTTTGGTCTTGGCGCGTCAGGCAATCCACGCAAAGTATCTTGGTGTGATCAAGAAAACAACACAGTTTGGACACCATCAGCAACGAATCAGGCTGGTGACTTTGAACTCAACTCAGTAGGTTCTCTGAAGTGCGGTAAGCGCGTCAGGGGTATCAATCTACTGTTTACAGATGTCGATGTCCATGCTGCTACCTACATCGGATTGCCTTATGTGTATTCCTTTGAGAAGGCAGGGTCAGGCTGTGGCGTGATCTCCTCACAGGCTGTCGCAGCCATTGATACGGCAGCCATTTGGATGTCTAAGTCAGGCTTCTGGGTGTATGACGGCTATGTCAAGCCCTTGGTGTCGGATGTTGGCGACTACATCTTCCAGAACATCAATTACAACCAAGCCAGCAAGGTCTACGCAGTACACAACTCAAAGTATGGCGAGATCATCTGGTTTTATCCGTCTAGCCAGTCTAACGAGAATGACTCATATGTCGTCTACAACTACCGCGAAGCGCATTGGGCTATTGGCACTTTGTCTCGTACTGCTGGAACTGACAGGGGCGTATTCGTCAATCCTTTGATGATTTCGTCAGACGGATACATCTACGAGCACGAGGTTGGCTTTGCGTATGACAGCGCTGTCCCATATGCTGAGTCTGGTCCTTACGAGATTGGTAACGGTGACAACATCGTGTCTGTGCGTCGGGTGATTCCTGACGAGCAAACTCTTGGCGAGGTCGTCGTGTCCTTCAAGACTCGGATGTATCCGATGGCGACTGAGACGACTTACGGACCGTATTCCGCAGCTCAACCGACAGATGTGCGTTTTGCTGCCAGACAGGTCAAGGTTAGATACACGGGCGATGTCTTAGACGATTGGCGCGTTGGCGTTAACCGATTTGATGTTGTCGCAATGGGTAAGCGGTGACTTAGAATTGAGTCAAGAATTAAGGGCGGGGAAAGTACCTGTGTGTATCCGAGAGGATTACACCTTTTACTTGGAGTTCTTTCGGGGTAATTTGTGGTTTCACATCGACATCAAGAGATGGTCGGCTGAAGTCAAAAAGGGTTGCCAGAGGGACTTTGCTCTTTTAGAGGATTTAATTGGGAAGCCTATCGTCGCGCTGATACGCGAGGATGACATCAAACTTGCAAGATTTGCCAAGTCATTTGGCTGGTCTGAGAAATGTCAAATATCACTATTAGACGGATCGAAGGCTTTTATTTACACCAACAAGGTGTGACAAGGGAGATGATATGGGTGGAGTAGTAAGCGAAATTGGTGACATCGGTCAAGGCATCATTAGTGGCGTTAATGAGGGCTTAACTGATCTTGATGATTCTTTACCTCAAGAAGCAAAGATCGCAGCAGCCATTTACTTGGCGAGTCAAGGTTTACCAGTCGGTGCTGAAGGCGCTACATTGTCTGGTGCAAATGCAGCAGTCGCTGCCGATAACGCATACCTTGCTAGTCAGGCTTTAACTCCAGCACAGGCTGCTGCTGCTGCTGCCAGCTCGGTTGAGGCATCTCAACTGGCGGGGCTTACTGGCAGTACAACGACACCAACTTTATTAGAGCAATTAAGTCAAATTCCGACATCATTGCCTACTGCAACTACACCGACAGTTACTCCTCCAGTTACCCCGTCTGCCATCCCTTCAGCCGTTACGACTGCTGGCGAGATGACTGCACAGCAGACACTTGAGAAGATTGCACAAGAACAAGCAGCGTCTAAGGGCTTAATTGGTGGCGCAATGGATTGGGCTTCTGCTAACGCACCTTTAGCGTTGGCTGGTGCTGGTTTGGCTGCTAAGGCTTTAGGTGGAAGTACACCATCATCAAGCACCGCAACGACTAGCATTGACCCAGATGTCAAGGCTGCATATCTACGCAACCTAGAGGAAGCTAGAGCAACGGCTGCTGGCTTAGGCACTAGAGAGTTTGCTCCTTATGCTGAGTACAACCTTGGTATGGTTCAGAAGTACATGAACCCTTACGAGCAAGAA